ATATCAACAAAGGGAGAAATTTTCTCATCTTTCTATACTTATTGTTTGCTATACATAAGTTTACATGAGCGAAACTTAGTATGTAATCGGATTATAAAATGACTGAAAATTTAAAAGAGTCTTCTAAATCACAGCAGAAGAAAAATGTTTTTGCGAAGATTAAGGAAAACATAGATGACAAAGATGAGCAATTAGCCTTTATCTCAGTCGTGGTCAGGCTTGTCGTAATCGCCTGGAGCGGATTTATCGTCAGCCTTAACTACATATCTATCCCAGGATATAGTAATGAACCCAAGGATATTACATTTCCAGCTTCGATTCTGACAGCTACGCTTTCAAGTTTTGGTGTTGATGCATCACGAGGTAAGAGTCAAAAAGCTAAAGATTCAGTTAGTAAATCAGATGCAGTTCACACTCAGATTTTGCGTATAGAACAAGCTCCAATCAAAGTTATTACCGAGAATACTAACAAGTGACATGTATTACAAACAAAGAAGAAACTGGGGAGTTATAGCTTTAGTATCCGTCTTAGGAATATCTAATCTCTCTTTAATGAATACTTTAGTTTCTCAAAAGTTTAAAAGTCCTTTTCCTAATTTAAATTTACCAGTTGGTCCTTATACAAGTTATAAAGTTGTTACTTCAGAAAAAGGATATAGTATCAGTTACAGAGCTAATGATCCAAAAATTCTTGCAAGAACAAAACTAGTCGATGAAGAAAAAGGATTATTTAAAAAAGATTCAAAAATTAGTTTAAGAGAAACTTATACTATGAATGATGAATCATCTTCAGAAAATCCTGAAGGTGCTGTAATGACTGATAAGGATATTGCTTGCATTAAGGTAGAAGGCAGCGGAAATGCTACTGGGAGGGTCGTAGGAGCCTCTGTAGGAGTCACAGCAGCTCCTGTGGTAAGTAATATACCAATTGTTGGATGGTTAGCAGCTGGGCTTGTAACAATGTTTGCTCAAGATAAAGGATCTGAGATAGGTGGAGACATTGCTAAAAACTATAACGACTGCTAGTAGCTAGATAAAATTTAGGAAGCTATACTCAAATTAATAGAATATTTACTATGGCTTGCAAAGTTTCTTTAGAAAAATTAGATGACACAATGAAGCAGCTTGTTGAACAACAAACTGGCTTAGCTAATGACATAAAACTAAAAGATTTAGCACTTGCACAAACTAAAGAATCTTATATGAAAGTGTTAGGAGCTATTGAAATAGTTCAGTTCCTGAAAGATAGTGTTTCGCATCCACCTGAAGAAGAGAAAACAGGTAATGTAGATTTAGAGGCAAATGTAGAAGAGGTTACATGAGATGTTATCGGAGATGAATCAAGAAAGATATAAAGCTCTTAAATTGTTAGCCGATCATATTCGAACTCCGTCCCGTGATTTATCTTTAAATGCAATATTCAATGATGTAAAGGATGAAGATTTAAAATGGGTATCTGAAAAAATTCATTATTATTTATTAAGATTGCTAGAAGAATCAGACTGTGAGATAGAAGAAGAGATTGAGCTAGTTCCATTAATGGAATAAAGGATACATTTGTGCAAGTTTATGCAGCATAGAGTTTTCTCAAAGCTGCATAATATATGATTAATTGCGAGCAAGATTTACTAGTCAACTTAATTGAACTATCTCCTCGCAATGCTCGACGAAAATTTAGACAGTCAATATTTGAATCATGGGAATGGAAATGTGCATATTGTGATAAAGAATTAGATATTAAATCTGCGACTATCGATCATATAGTTCCAAAGTATAAAGGTGGTCATAATGTTAAATCAAACATGATTTGCTCTTGCTCAAAATGTAATAGATCAAA